GCCTACATTGCTGCTGCACTTTTAAGTGGAAAAACACTTTCTGAGAATCTTATTGAGATTAAAGAGAATGTAAAATATAAAGGAGTACTAAAAACTTTAGCATCTAGTGGATTGATTGCAGCCCAAACTTGTGATTTCACAGTAGGGAGTGCAGCAGTTACATTAGCTGAAAGGGTAATAACTCCAGACAATTTGCAAGTAAATTTAGAGCTTTGTAAGCAGCCATTCAGAGAAGATTGGGAGGCTATGCAAACAGGAGGCTTAAGAATAGATGCACAGATACCACCAAACTTTGAAACTTATCTTTTACTACACGTAGCTGGTAAGATTGGTCAAGATGTAGAGTATAACATCTGGCAAGGTGATAAGACTTTAGCGGTTGGAGGTTACCAGTCTTTCGATGGACTTTGGGAAGTTTCACAAGTTGGAACATTTGTACCAGCAGACCAGAAAGTAACATCTACATCTAATCCAACAGTTTCCGCAGAGGTGATTGCTGCTTTAGAGTTGTTGAAAGCACAGATACCAGCTCAGCTGTTATTCCACCCAGATTTAAGGCTTTATGTATCACCAGCAATAGCAAGTGCTTACATTAACGCATTAGGAGCTGGAAACTATCAATTTCAGTCTTATGTTGGAACTAAGCCATTAGACTTTGACGGTATCCAAATTGAGATTGCTAACGGAATGGAAGCGGATAGAATGATGTTGAGTTTAAAAACTAATTTCTTCTTTGGAACTAACCTATTAGGTGATCTAAATGAGGCTAAAGTGTTGGACATGGGTAACTTGGATGGAAGTGATAATGTAAGAGTTGTTTACAGATTCACAGGAGGTACTCAGATCGCTATCGGAACAGACGTAGTTACTTATGATTATGTACCAGCTTAATATTAACCTTTAAAAATTAAATAGATGCCTTGTACATTAACAACTGGTAGAATACTCCAGTGTAAAGATAAGATCGGAGGAATTAAAACGGTTTTTTTAGGGTTACATTCTGATTTCACGACTGGAATAACTACCAACGCTGGAGAGGAAATAGATGTTTTACCAGGTGCTACAATTTATAGATACGAATTGAGCCAAGCGGTGGGTGATTTTATTGAAACTATTACAAGTTCGGTAGAGAATGGTACAGTTTTCTGGAATCAAGTGGTAAATATTTCACTAATGCAGTTAACAGCAGCAGACAGAGAGGAGCTTCTTAATGTGGCTCAGTCAAGATTGTGTGTTTTTGTCTTAGATAATAATGACAATATCTGGTTAATTGGTCAGTATGATTCAGCAGAGTTAACAGCTGGAACAGCGGCAACGGGTAAAGCTAAAGGAGATGCTAATGGGTACACCTTAACTTTCTCAGCTAACGAAAAACTACCAGCTCGAAGATTAGAGAGTTATGAAACACTACCTTTCGATAACTTCTTAACAGTTACATTGGTTCCCGCTTATGCTTAATTAATAAGAGAGCTTTATAAAAATAACTTTCAAAAAAGGGGCTTCTATTAATTGGATGCCCCTTTTTTTTTAATCTTAAAAAGATGCTAAAAGCACTAAAAGACAACGTACATATTGGGAGCAGAAAAGTAGATTTAAAAAACGCTACTCAGAAGACCCTCCAGTTAATTAAAAAACTAGCCCCTCATGTAGTCGAGGAGGTAAAGGTAAAGGTAAAGGTAAAGGTAAAGGTAAAGGAGGAGCAGAAAGCCAAGCACGAGGACAAAGAAACACAAGTATAATGTTACAGCTAAGGCCAAATGATAGTGTTTACCAAACTTTAGTATGTACAATAAATGAACGCTTTAAAAATTGGGAGTTTAAAGACTCTACTTTGGGCGTTATTTTTGTAATAACAGACCAGCTCACACAGAAAGAGCATAAGGTTATTGTGATAGATGTTAGGATTTTAAAGTATGACAGATATTGGCAGATTAACCAAATTACTACAGACGGTTTAACATCTGCCACTGAGGGAGGTTTAAATATACAGTCTGGCGGTTATTATAATTACCTTTGTTATGCAATAAATGAGATTAATATAGATATTGACCTGACTGACCCAGAGAAAGCTCACTTTGTAGAAAGAGGTCTGTTATTAATAGGAGAGGCACAAGATTACTTCACAGAATACGCAGAACCATTAACCAACTCAATAGCTTACAATGGCCAATAAAAGAACAATTAACAAAGGCACTATACCTAAATCACCAACCTCCTCAGAAGTTCATGGCATTGGGTTAAGTTCTCATTATGACCAAGATTTTACAGAGAACGCAAGTAGAGGAGGCTGGATAAATTATGGAGAGGACAATTTATACCCAGACTTTTTAATAGGACTGGCCAGAAATAGTGCTGTACATTCTGCTTTGATTAACGGAATATCGGATATGATCTACGGAGAGGGGTTAAATGCTAAAGATCGAGATGAAAAGCCAGACCAATGGTTAAGGCTCCAATCCTTCATGGAAACCTTAGGAGAGGACGAGGTTAAAAAGTGCATTAAAGATTTAAAGGTATTTAACGGGTTTTATTTAAACATAGTTTATAGTTTAGACCGTACAACTTTCACAGAGATGTACCATGTGCCATTCCAAAAGGTAAGAGCTGGAGAGCCTAATGAGGATGGAGAGCCAGAAACATACTTTTATAGTGACGATTGGGCTCAGTACCGAAAAAAGGAATATACACCGTTAGAAATAGCGGCATTTAATCCAGAGGACAAACAGCTTTATCCAAACCAATTATTTTGTGTTAAGGGTTATAGTGTAGGAGATAAGACTTACCCAAAACCTGACTATTTAGGAGCAGTAAACTACATAGAGCTAGACAAAGAGATTGCTATTTACCACCTTAATAATATTAAGAATGGTTTGGCTCCTTCGTTCCTAATTAACTTCAATAATGGAGTTCCTGGAATTGAAAAAAGAAACCAGATAAAGCAAACGATAAAGAAGGAATTAAGCGGAACGGGAAACGCTGGCAAGTTTGTTATGACCTTTAGTGATGGAAAGGACAGAGCACCAGACATGACCCCTTTCCCTCTTTCGGATGCAGACAAACAATACCAGTTTTTAAGTACCGAAGTAACTCAAAAAATAATGATTGGCCACAGAGTTACAAGCCCAATGTTATTTGGTATTAGAGATAGTTCTGGTTTTGGAAATAATGCAGACGAATTAAGAACATCATTTGAGTTATTTGAGGCTACTGTGGTGCAGCCTTATCAATTAATCGTTCTGAAAGGACTGAGCAAATTATTAAATGAGGTAGGTATAAATTTAGATTTGTATTTTGAGAGCTTAAAACCTATCACCTTAATAAAAAAGGATGCTCCAATATTAGATGAGGAGGAGATAACTTCACAACAGAATTTAAGCGACCAGTGCTGTAGTGCATCTAAAATGGAGTTCAGCGAAGATGGAAAGGGCAAGGAAAGTGAAGGTAAATATATCCCAAACCCTACAGAGGAGAGTGGAGTTCTGGAGCAAATGAGCAAGATTGGACAGGATAGAACAGAGTTTGAGGAGGATTGGATATTGATTGATGAAGAAGATGTAGATGGTGAACCTCAGGCAGACAATCACTATTCCAAAAACTACAGTTTTGCAATACAGAATGATCCAGATGCGAGCTCTTTCATGGATAGTGGTTTTTATAGGATAAGGTATGAGTATGTAGGAGGCGCACCGATTAGCACGAGTAGGAAATTTTGTGTGGAAATGATTACCACTTACAAGAATAACCTTTACCGAAAGGAGGATATTAACCAAATGAGCTTCACCACTACCAATAAGCCTTTTGGAACTTACTCTATATTTTTATGGAAAGGGAGTTACAACTGTAGGCACAAGTGGAGGAGGTTAACCTATTTCCTTAAACGTGTTCCAGCTGGGAGAACTATTAATATATCTGGAAAGGATTACAAAGGAGGGCAATTTTTGCCAGCCGACTTAATGAAGCACTTTAAAGTGATAAACCCTAATGGCTTTACAGATGTACTTGGAAGTCCTAGTTTTCCAATTACCAACCCAACGGCTACGAATTATAACCCTAAAGTTTTAAACGATTAAAAATGGCACTACCTCAAAGCGTATTATTTATAGATGAAGAATACATAAAAAGGTATTCAACTATTAATGGAAGTGTAGATCCTACTTTTTTAGAGCCTAGACTGATTTTAGCACAAGATAAATGGATCCAGCCACTTTTGGGAACTAACCTTTACAAGACAATACAGAATGCTATTGTGGCGGCTAATTTAACAGCAGACCAGAAAACACTCCTGGAGGACTTTGTTATGCGGGCTACTTTACACTGGGCCTTATTGGAGATATTGCCTTCTATGCTATACAAGATTAATAATGGCAGCCTGAGCACTTACAGCTCAGAAGATAGCTCACCAATAAGTAGAGGAGAGCTGGATAGATTAGTGGAGGAGCAGCGAAATAACGCACAGTTTTATAGTGAACGATTAATTGATTATTTATGTGCAAACAATAGCTTATTTCCTGAGTACAATGTGAGAACGTCTAATGACCAAATGTGGCCAATTAAAGGAACAGTTTACTATGAAGGAGGGATGGAGATAGGATGAACAGGAAAGAGCAAAAAATAGAAAACGAAAAGAAACTTAGATTATTTTTAAAACTTAACAAAAAAGAGAGCAATGCTGGGAAAGGAAATGAGCCAAAAAGTACTAAGTAGTCTATTATCTGACCACATACTTTTGGTAAATACTGGAGCAGTTAGTTTCACTTTAACAAATGTGGAAACTATGCTAAAAATTGTGGTGCTCTCCCTGTCCGCTGTTTACACAGCTATTAAGATATATCAAATGTGCAAGAAAAGAAAACAGGAAAATGAGGCTAACAAATAATTTTAAACTCAGAGAGTTCCAGTGTAAGTGCGGGTGTGAAATGCCAGCTGAGGTTTTAGTAGAGGTTAAAAAATTAGCTGAGGAGTTACAAGATATTCGTGACTTCATAGGGAGGTCAATAACAATAAATAGTGCCTACAGATGTACAAAGCACAATAAGCTCATAGGAGGCTCTAAAAACAGTCAACACCTATTAGGTAAGGCAGCAGACTTAAACCCCTCAGATTTGAGCGCAGAGGGTTTATTTAGGACTTTAGAGGTGCTCACTCAGTTTGGCTATATTTTAGACGGTGGAATAGGGATTTACAATACCTTCGTACATTACGATATTAGGGAAACCAGAGCAAGGTGGAACAATACAACAAAAAATTAATTAAAAATAAATATTATGGATATTATTACAGAAAACCTTTGGGAGATTATTAGTGTGGCCCTTGTTATTTTTGAGTTGGTGGTGAGATTAACACCCAGCGAAAAGGATAACTCTATTTACAACCTTGTG